ATGAGAAGAAGTGTAAAGAAAACGATTTCATTTGTGGTATTGGCGAATATGCTGGTGGCTGGGCTTGTGGGCTGCGGCGATGTCAGTGACAGTTCATCTGCGGCGGCAACGACTAAGGCAACGACTGCTTCAACCGCGTCCGAAAGCGTGAGCAGCACCACCACGACAACAACGACTGCCACCACCACCGAGACGACCACCACAAAAAAGACCACCACCGAAAGCAAGTCCAAAACCACAACGACGACTAAAACGACCGAGGCTGAGACCACTCAGCAGACCAAACAGGTTGGCGGCAACAATGGATATATTGAGGACAACAATGACAACGGCGGTCATAATTATGATGACGACTATGTAGAACCTGCGCAGACGGAAGCTCCCAAAACCACCACTCAGCGCAAAACTGAGGCTGCGACTACCACGACTTCTAAGGCTATTAAGAAAGAGACCACAACAACACAACAGGATTATGGAGAGCCTGTATTATCTATGGCATATTTGGGATATGAAGGAGACCAAATAAAAGTATACGACGCAAACTATTCTTCTTATGAGATTACAGCGGTTGATGTAGTTTCAAATACAAATCCAGACGCAAATTATACTATAACTCATACCTCCCGTGATATTACTGTTTGCTCAGACCTTAGAACGAGAATTGGTATTAGTGTGACATTTGTAGCACCTAACGGAGATACAAAATATTTGAGCACTACTATTGTTGTTTCGTCTTGGTAAACATCGCTTGATATTAAACACACTCAATCATACTTTCTATATAAACGCTATGGTTTTATTATACAACAAAACCATAGCGTTTTTGTGCGAATTGGCGGTGGAAAAGCTCTTTACATTGAGAGTGAAATGTGGTAAACTATTATTTGTATTATGATTTTAAAGCTTTAAGGCTTTTATCTGCGAAAGGAAGTTTATTATGCCAATTACCGATATATTGGAGCGCAACGCAAGAGAATTCGGCGGCGACGTGGCGCTTGTGGAAGTCAACCCCGAGATAAGGGAGACAAGACGTGTGACTTGGAAGGAATATGAGCTTATCGAGCCTAACCCTGTCTGTCATTATCGCCGTGAGATAACCTGGAGTGTTTTCAACGAAAAGGCTAACCGCTTTGCGAACCTGCTTTTATCCCGTGGGGTAAAAAAGGGTGACAAGGTGGGTATTCTGCTTATGAACTGTCTTGAATGGCTGCCTATTTATTTTGGTATCCTCAAGACGGGTGCGCTTGCAGTGCCGCTGAATTTCAGATACACTCCGGAGGAGATAAAATACTGTCTTGACCTTGCCGAGGTGGATATTCTTGTATTTGGCCCTGAATTTATCGGCAGAGTTGAGGAGATAGCTGATGAGATAAGCAAGAACAGACTTCTTTTCTATGTTGGCGAGAACTGTCCGTCATTTGCAGAGCATTATGACAGGCTCACTGCAAATTGTGCAAGCACTACTCCGTACATAGAGCTTACTGACGAAGATGATGCGGCTATCTACTTCTCGTCAGGCACAACAGGCTTCCCGAAGGCTATCCTGCACAATCACGAGAGCCTTATGCACGCCGCAAGAGTTGAGCAGAATCATCATGGTCAGACAAAGGAGGACGTTTTCCTTTGTATTCCTCCGCTTTATCACACAGGTGCGAAGATGCACTGGTTCGGAAGCCTTATCTCAGGGGGCAAGGCGGTGCTTCTCAAGGGCGTGAAGCCTGAATTTATACTTGATACTGTATCGAGGGAGAAGTGTACTATCGTATGGCTTCTTGTGCCTTGGGCGCAGGATATCCTTGACGCTATCGACAGCGGCGAGGTGACACTTTCAAAGTATGAGCTTTCGCAGTGGAGACTTATGCACATAGGCGCACAGCCTGTTCCGCCGTCACTTATTGCACGCTGGAAAAAGGTTTTCCCTAACCACAAATATGACACTAACTATGGTCTTAGCGAATCTATAGGTCCGGGCTGTGTACACCTTGGTGTGGATAACATTGACAAGGTAGGCGCAATAGGCAAGGCAGGCTTTGGCTGGAAGGTCAAGATAGTTGATGATAAGGGCAACACTGTGAAGCGTGGCGAAGTGGGCGAGCTTTGCGTAAAAGGTCCCGGCGTTATGACCTGTTACTACAGGGATCCAAAGGCGACGGCTGAAACTCTCAAAGACGGCTGGCTTTTCACTGGCGACATGGCTCAGGAGGACGAGGACGGCTTTATTTACCTTGTTGACCGCAAAAAGGACGTTATTATAAGTGGTGGAGAAAATCTTTACCCTGTACAGATAGAAGACTTTTTGAGAAGTCATGACGCTATCAGGGACGTGGCAGTAATTGGTCTGCCTGACCAGCGTTTGGGCGAGATAGCGGCGGCAATAATCGAGCTAAAGCCTGACCACCCATGCACAGAGGAAGAGATAATGGCGTTCTGCCAGAAGCTTCCGAGATACAAGCGTCCGCACAAGATAATTTTTGCAGACATACCGAGAAACCCGACGGGCAAGATAGAGAAGCCGAAGCTCAGGAAGATATACTGCGGAGAGAGCCTTGTGGCAAAGCAGAATCACGGATAAAAAGTAAAGAGGGGTAACGAAAATGGGACGAGAAGTAGTATTTTCCAACATACGAAAAAGAATGATAGCAATGATAGCTGGCGGTGTGATACTCACGCTAATGGGTGGATTTATCTCATTTGCGGCGGTAGTAGCCGGTGAATACGGCGTATTGATACTTGGACTTTTTGCTCTTACGCCTGGTGTTATATTTCTTATATTTGGTACGTCACGGAGGACGCACCCTGAAAAGAGCGGCATATTCAAAGCCAATCCCGATCTTTTACAGCAGGCTGACGAGCTTTACGCCAACATACAATATCAGGACGATCATATTATCGTATCCGACAGGGTGCTTGCCAACAAGAAAGCGCCATTTCAGATGTGCTGGCGAGAGGAAGCCTACGGCATTTACCAGCACACAGCGAGTATGAATTTCATCAGCTACACCAACGAGATAATCGTCTGCACGAAGCACAAGAAGAATGTACTGCGTTTTAACGTATATGCCAAGGGCAAGGACACCGCCATGGGGCTTATGCAATTGCTTTCCCAATGTTGTCCCAACGCAATGGTAGGTTACACTCCTGAAACGCTTGCATATGTTAAGGAGATGCAGAGGCGTGCTCAGCAATAGATGATGGACAAGCTCTTTGTGCTTAAATTTGCACAAAGGGCTTGACTTTTTTTGTGATTACTTGTATAATAGTATAGTTGACACAAGGAGATGTACCCAAGTGGCTGAAGGGTCCGCACTCGAAATGCGGTAGTACGGCAAAACCGTAGCGAGAGTTCAAATCTCTCCATCTCCGCCAAACGAACAAAAACCACCGTAAATACGGTGGTTTTCTTTTGTATACACGATTTTTACACGATTGTGTTCAATATCTTCACTGCACGTTCTTCCTCTCGTGGGTAGAGGTGCGAGTAGGTGTTCCATGTCATTGATATGTTGGAGTGCCCAAGACGTCTTGCTATCTCCTGAATGTTTATGCCCTCATTGGCAAGCAGGGAAGCATGGCTGTGACGGAAGTCATGAATACGGATACGTTTGACACCTGCCAAGTCTGCAAACTTCTTGTTGGTCTTTTCAAGGGACGTGTCACGGATAGGACGCTCGCCGCCGCAGATGTACATATCATCACTGAACTTTGGCACTGCTTTCTTACAGCGTTCGTAATGTTCTGACAGCACTGCTCTTAACGGCTCTGGTATCTGTATCGTCCGTATGCTTGGCTTGTTCTTTGGCGGCGTGATACGATCACCGCCTTTGAGCTTCTGAGCAATGCTCTTGGTGATAGATATGTAGCCGTCTTTTATATCCGTCCATTGCAGAGCGTATATCTCGCCTTTTCGCATACCCATGTAAAATGCTATGTTGAAAAATACATAGTAGTTCCATTCGTACATTGAGCCGCCGTCCTCTGCTTCCTGAGCATAATTCTTAGCTGCCGATATGTATTTCTTGAACTCGTCAGGCGTGTAGAAAAGCATTTCTTTCTTGGCTTCAAGGGGCGCTTTGAAGTTGCCTGCGGTGATAACGGGGTTTTTCGGAATGTATTCCATTTTCACAGCATAGTTCATCATTGCACGAAATTCGCCGTAAATGTTCTTTCGAGTGATGATAGCCAATCCCTGTTCTGACAGCTCCTGCTTCCATTTCTGCACCATTGGTACGTTCAGATTATCTATCCTAACGCTTTCAAAGGTGGGCAGGACGTTCTTTCTCAGTATTCTTAGGGACTTGTCCAATGACGTTTCACGGACCTCTGAACGCTTGGCTGTGATGTACTCCGTGAACAGCTGTCCGATAGTCATTTTTGGAGCTATCTCTTTAGCATTGAGCTTTTGTGTAAGCTGGAGTTCAAGCTGCTTAGCCGCCTCTGCACCAAACACCACACGGTCTATCTGATGAGACTTTCCAAAACTGTCCGTATAATTGACACGCACACGATATTTTTGCAGACCGTCTTTTCTGATGTTCTTTCCGTTCTTGTCCGTCATTTTGTAGATCGGCATAAATATTCCTCCTATTCTTGACACTTCCTCGAAAGTGTGCTACAATAAAAGGGCAGAATTCGCCCTTTCTTAATGGGTTAGTGTGAATTTTAATCGAGCTGATATTGGTAGTATCTGCTCTGCTCGCCTCTGAGTGTTGGTAGCACTTGGGGGCGAGATTTTTTTATGCAATATGCTGAATTTGTGCCAGTGCATATTGACAAATAGATGTGCATATGATATCATATAAGTAAGTTAACTCGTGAAGGATTAAGGCTGGGTTCCCGAATGGGAGTAGGCATTCGTGCTTAGAATTCCTTTGCCCCTGGGGTTGACTTATTTTTTTGTAATCTCTCTTTTAGATTCTGAATTATATGTTCAGGGTCTTTTTTTATTTCGTCTACAATAAAGTCTATTGTTTGTAATGAGTAACTGTATTGAGGCTGTGAAAACATTCTTGAAACAAAACAGAGTTTATCATTTCCTTTAATTTCATAATGCTTGCAAAATAAATTAAAATGATACATATTAAATTTCATAGTTATATTT